CGAAGCGGCCAAGATGAAAGAGGAGGCATACTCTTCGGCAAAGACCACGACTACCGTAACTCGTGGGCCAATGGTTTTTATCTCAACACCGTGGGGGAAAAACTGGTTCTACCGCAAGTGCATGGAAGCTCGCGAGGAAATGTTGCGGGCCAAGCACGAAGGCCGCGTACCTAGCAAAATATTTATTACCGCACGCACCGAAGATAACCCCTTTGTCCCGAGAGAAGCTATCGAGATAGCCCGTCGATCTTTGTCGGCACGGATCTTTCGCCAATTCTTTTTGGCCGAGTTCGAGGACGATGGCGGTGTGTTTACTAACTTCCGCGAGTGTATCTATACCGACGATATAGATGTGTTCGGCGACTTCGTGCAATGGTGCGACCCCTCGGCAGCGGGTGCGCAGGTGGTGATCGGTGCCGACTGGGCGAAGACGGTTGACTATACCTGCTTTGTGGCTATCGATATTGCCACGCGAAAAGTGGTCGGTTTTATGCGGTTTCACAAAAGGCCGTATACCGAGGCCATTAAGAACCTAGTACGCTTTACGCGAAATTTCAAAGAGACGATGTGCGTCTACCACGATAAGACTGGCGTAGGGGTGGCGATCGACGACCAGTTAACTTTTACGAATTTACCTTTTATGGGAATCACCTTCTCGAACGCGAGCAAGGCCGAGATGGTTGCCAACCTGATGACGTCCTTCGAGCAAAAGTTAATTCTGATCCCAAGGTGGGAGACTTTACTATCAGAACTTGATAGCTTCGAGGTAACAACCGGAGCCATGGGTACTATGCACTACGCAGCGGCGCAGGGCGGGCACGACGATACGATCGCCGCGCTCATGCTAGCGAACTCGGCGCTCTCATACTATGGTAACATTAACATGTCCGTTTCATACGCTGATGAGGGATCGGGAAAATTGACCGACCTAGAGCGCTACTACCAAGATTTAGGGGAAGACTAATGAGCGAATTTAAATCGGGCGAGAATAGGGAAAAGATTTATCATAGTTATGCTGAGTTTTATGAGGGTTTTAACGAGAAGTCGATGGTTTCTGCCGACCAGATATTTGCGGATAAATCATCGGGGCTTTGGCGGCCTGAGACAAATACCTTCATGGACTTCATGACTTTGAAGTCGCTCTTTTACTCCGAAGACTGGGTATTTATCCTGGTTGACCGAATCGCTTCTAAGCTCTCATCGCAATACTTGCGGGTCATGCGTGACGATGTTGTGGGCGGCAAAAAGATTGCAAAGCCAGCCGAAGGGCACCCCGTACAAAAAATATTGGATCAACCAAATGAAATTCAAGATTACCACACATGGATGTATTCGCTGGTTGCTGACGATTGCGTCCTTGGTAATAGCTTTCAGTGGTTTAGTAAATCCTTGGGTCAAATTATTCCTGTCCCTGGCGAAAACATTTCTCCAATGTTTGATGGGCGAGGAAACTTAACTAAGTATCAGATCACGCAAGGCAGCGAGGAGCAGGGTATCAAGCCTGTTAGCTGGTCGCTTTCTACCGATGAGATTATGCACGTTAGGAGGCCGAACCCTTCGAGCATGTGGATTGGTTTGTCGCCGTTCATACCAGCGCAAAAATCTCTTTTATTTTCGCGGTATAGCGCGGAATACTTGAATAACTTTTATATCAAGGGCGCGCAACCTGGCCTAGTTTTAGAAATGAGTCAAGAGGCCAACCAAGAGATGGCTTTGCGCCTACTGCGCTCGATGGAAAACGCCTACACGGGGCGACGCAACCAGATGCGATCCATGGTTCTACCTCGCGGCGTGAAGGCAACGCAATTTCAGGCGTCCATGGCCGACCAGCAACTTATCGGCTTGGTAAATCAGAACCGCGAAAAAATAATTAACATTCTGCAAGTGCCTAAGCACGAGTTAAGTATTGCTGAGTCGGGATCACTTGGTAGCGAAGAGTATAAGATAGCTCTCAAAAACTTTTGGCGTGGTCCGTTGCGATCCACAATGCGGCGCATTGCTGGAACCTTGACGGTTAAGTTAAAAGACCAGTTAGGCGAAGGCTTTTATATAGACTTCGATCTATCGGATATCGAGTACCTATCTGAAGATGAGGGCGTTAAAGCCGACACAGCGGCCAAGATGTTGGCGACGCACACGCTCAACGAAGTTCGGGCTAAGGTGTATGATATGCCGCCACTAGAAGGCGGCGACAAGGTGCCTGGGGCTGCGCCTTTTTTCCCGCAAACATTTAGCACGCAACCAGAAGAAATCATTGACTTATCGCCGCAAGAGGTTCAGTACGTACCAGATATTGACACCAAGAGGATCGAGCGGGCCGCGATGTTCTTAAAAGCTAACGGCGGGAAATGGTGGGAAGACCGCCGCGCCGAGGAAGATAAAGAACAAGAGCGCGCCCAAGACGACATGGCTTTAGTAGCTCTCGCCTTGCTTGGCGATATCGGGGAGATTGCGGCCAAGGTTGTCACGGGAAAAACCAAGGATGCAGCCAGCGACAAGGAGCTGCGTAAGCGTTTACTTACTGCGCTCGACCAACTAGAGGACGATTACGTAGCTGGTTATGCTAATACGTTATCAGCTACGGTTGATATGGGTTACAATACTTCCCTGAAGTTACCTTTTGATCTACCAAATCAGGACGCAATCGAGGCTTTGCGCGACCGTAACGAACAGCGCAGGTTGTCGATACTCAAGGCGAGAAGCCTTGATAGTTTTAAAAGCGTTGTTGATAACTCGACAGAGAGCGTAGTTAAACTTGTGGCTGGCGGGCTGGAGAACGGTAAATCTTTGCAGGAAATAGCGGAAGAAATAAAGCAGCGTTACTCAAAAGAAGGCTCGGCGGGCAGGGCTTTGACTATCGCTAGAACCGAGGCATTAACCGCGCAGTCTGTAGGCCAAGCCGCCGCTATGAAGGACTTGGAGCGAGCGACGGGCGAGAAAGTTAAAAAGATGTGGATCAACGCTGGAGATGATCGCGTGCGAGATGCGCACGAAATCGAAGGCGAAATAAAATACATGGATGAGAGATTTTCAAACGGTTTATTGTACCCGAGAGAACCAGGCCAACCAGCAGAAACAACTATAAATTGTAGGTGCTCTTGGGTCATGGTTCCTGAATCCGAAGCGGGCAGATTAGATAATTGGAAAGACGAATTAGAAACATAATAGGAGCAAACGATGGATAAGTTAGCATTAGTGTCTCACTTTAAAATGAGTGAAGCCTCCCGCGGTGGCGTCAATATCGAGGGCTGGGCCAACAAAGCGGTGGTTGATCGCGGCGGAGATATCATAAACAAGGAAGCTTGGAACCTAGATAACTTCCACAAAAACGCGATGATCCTTTACAACCACGACCGCGACAAGCCGATCGGCAAGGCGATCAAGGTTGAGCCACGAGACGAAGGGCTTTATATCAAGGCGCGCATCTCCGGTTCTAGTGATCCCGAGATCACAAAGATCAGGGACCTAATTCGCGAGGGTATCCTCAACACGTTCTCGGTTGGCTTCGACTGCAAGCGCGAGGAAAAGTCCGAGGGCGGCGTGAACGAGATCAAGGAAGCGGAACTCTTTGAGGTGTCCGTGGTAACATTGCCGATGAATCAAGATTCTACATTTACGGTTTCAAAGAAATTAGAGGACGTTAAAACCATGGCTTTAGACTACGCAAAGAAGATGGAAGACGAAGAAATGCCGAAAGAAGAGGTGGCAGCCGAAGATGCGCCCGTTGAAGGCGCTCCAACTGAAGGCGTAGCTGAAGACGCTCCGGCTGAAGACGCTCCGGCTGAAGACGCTCCGGCTGAAGACGATAAGAAAGAGATCGACGAAGAAACCCAAGCGGCTCTCGATGCCTTCAATGCCGACGTGGAAGCTACCATGACTGGCGAAGGTAATCCGGCTGCATGGGTTGGCGATGAGGACTTGTGGGCCAAGGCTAAGGAAGTTAGCCAAGCGGCTTTTGGAGAGACTAACTATGCTTTCGTCACCTGGTACTACCTCACACACGGCGGCACGAAGAAAGCTATGGAAACCGAAGAACCAAAAGAAGACGCAGAACCTAAAGAGAAGGGCATATTAGAAACCACGCCTCCCGTGGTTGATGAGAACCCGTACCTCGAACAAGCTAGGCAATCGAACATCTTGCTCGGCACGCTCATCATGGAAGTGCAAAAGCTAGCAGCTTCGATGCGCGGCG